CGAACGCTTGCCCGAGACGCAGCTCGGCCTTCTGCGCTTCCTTCGCGGCGCCCACGGAGTCGAACAGCTGCTTCGTGAGAATCGCAGCACCGCCAGCTGCCGCACCGGCAGCGCCTAGCTTGCCCCACTTCTTGAAGGAGCTACCGAGCTTGCTTCCCAGCTTCTCGCTGTCGTTACCGACGTCCTTGAACGTCCGCTTTAGGTCGCTCGCGTCGGCGAGGATCTGAATCAGGATGGATCTAGCCACCTAGCCTCCTACGCTTGCTCGCTGCGTCCGCCTGTTCCAGCATGTGCTTCTCCTCCAGCTCCCACATCTCCCCGTGAGTGAAACGATCCATGTCCCAGGGCATTACGCCGTATCGCTCGGCGAGATCCCAGGTCCAGACTCGTCGGAAGGATCCTGTTCGGAAGAGGGGGTCTCGCCCCCTTCGGCCGGGGGGCGGTTCTCGTCCTCCAGATCTTGGATATCGACTCGATCCCCAAATAGGATGCCCTTCTCCTTGAGAACGTCGGCGAGCCTAACTTTCGGATCGTTTCCTCTCTTGGCGAGGTAGTACAGGACATAGACCGAGCGCGCCGATCCGCCCTTCGCGTCGAAGTTGGCCCAGCCTCCGAGAAAGTCCTCGATGGCCAAGGTCTCCTCGCCGGTGAGATCTTCTAGCACTGCCTCGATATCGACCTCATACGCGACACCGTCCACTGTAACTCTCAGATCTGTGGGCATGGTTAGATCCTTCCTTCGACTGTATCCGCGAGATCATCGACCTCGTGTTCCATGATGCGTTCGACCTCGTCCGCGTGACGCTCCAGCGCGGACTCTCCCTGCTTGATCTGGAGTGTCGCGAACTCGGGATGGTCACCGGTTGTCTTTCGTGCAGACTGCGCGACGAGTGCACTACCGGTACGAACGCGAGCGCGAAGCTTGCTCGCGGACTTCTCGTGAATAGGAGCGAGCTGTTGCCTCCAGTCCTGGAGTACAGGATCGGCCGCCTTCTTCAGTCCATCCCTGATCTCCTTATCCGTACCATCCGCCGCCTTCTTCGCGTCCCGTTGCAGCTCACGGAGGCCGCTGATCTTCAGCGTAGCGTCAACGGCCCCCGTCCTACGCGGCATCGCCTACGAGGTCGCCTTGACGATGGACGATCCCTGGGCCGGAACGAGAGTCACGTCAGTCATGTGCATCTCCCCGACCTCGCCGTTGATCGGCGTATGGGTGAGGGCGAATCCGGTCATCGTGTACGACGGATTGGTAGCGGCGACTACGCCGCTGTCCTTCTTCGCAACGATAGTCTGACCGGTTCCCAATCCGAGAACGGCAGAGATCGTCGCCTCGGTCGATCCCGTCGAGAAGTCTTGGAATAGGCTGACCTGCATGGAGTCGTCCCTTAGGCCCGGGTAGTGGCCGCGAGCTACGGCGCCCATTGCGGTCGAGTCCAGATCTTCGTGGTTGCGCGTCACGATGATCGACCGGACGCGATTCGACACATCCACGCTGTTCACTACCAGCGAGGCATTCCAGAGCATCTCGGATGCCATCGGCTATCCCTCCCAGTACGGGTCGAGTGCTGTGATGAGATCCTCCTTCTTCATCGACTCCCCTCCCGCGATGCCGTTGCGACGGGCGAGCGCCGCCAACTCGTCCTTCGTCGGCTCCGTGGTCAGCTCCTCGATGATGCCGTTGTCGATCAGATTCTGGGCGTCGAAGCCGGGCCTGTCGTAGTCGTACATGAACACCTCACCCGGGTACGCTCCCCCGACGAGGATATCCCCGTGTTCGTCTCCCGACGGCTCGATGAGACTGCGGTACCACTTCCGTGCCATCCTCGTCCTCCTAGCCGGTTGCCATGATTCGGACGCGCCACTCGGCGCCGGTGTACGTCACGCTGCCCTCGCCCGCAGCCCTTCCGAACGTGCGAGGTACTGCTGAGACGACGCGGCACGCCTGACACGTACCGTCGAGCGTCCTGTCTTCCTCGAGCGCAGCCTTGAGCGACATCTCGCCGCTCGGGTTGAGGAACTTGTCGCGCAGCTGTTGTGAGCCGACGTCCGTGGTCTGCGCGACGAACCCGCGGACAAGGAACCACCACTCATCGAGACCACGCCCCATGGCCTGGTCGTAGTTAATGCCTTCGGGATCAAGATCGACCTCGAAGCCCGGACCAGTTGGATTCCCGAGCAGGTACTCGGAGACCTGGTACCCGTCGCCGTAGGTCGAGCGGAGCCGATTGCCAATGGCGGTGCGAATCTGCTGCGCTCGATCTGCCATCAGGTCAGCACCGAATGGAGCGTGTACGGGTTGAGCAGCTTAAGAACGTCCGGATCGTCGATAGAGATGCGCACGACGTCTCCGTCAGGCCCGATTCCTGCAGCCCCGAAGGGCGACTCTCGACGCTTAATCCATCGCGTAGCTAGGATCTTCGCGGCAAGCTTCACGTTCGGGGGTGTCGGCACCCAGCCCCACTTACCCGTGATCCTAACCGAGTGGTGGTAGCCCGGGAACGAACGCCCGGCGACACCGCGAAGTGCGATGCGGTCGTACGGTCGTCCGTCAAGCGCCGCATTGTACGGCTCCAGCCAGTAGTCTGTTCCAGCCACCCACGACTGCTCGTACGTTCCGTCGCCGTTGGTGTCGACCTCGATGGCCGTGACCGAGTTAAGGTCTCCGACGTTCAGGTAGGCGTTAGAGTAGTAGCCGACGAACTCTCCGTCAACGTACCGTCCGCCACCCCAGCACTCGGGATCGAAGTAGCGGACCTCGTCCGACACTGACGTTCGGAAGCGCCGACCTGTGTGGTCCTCGATGGAGTCACGCGTTGAGAGAATGGCCAGCTGCACGTCGAGATCAGCGAAGGACGTACCGTCGAGCGTGAGAGACTTCTTGAGCTCCTCCAGCTCGAGGTAGCCGTCCAGGAGTGGCTCGTGCGCGCGGAACTCGATGAGATATTCCTTCATCGATTGCGTCTTGCCAGCGGTGGTTACGTCCCACCAGATTAGCGCGGGAGACGCAGTGTCGACGTCAGCCGCCTGCCAGTCGTACCGCACGAGGCCATTGGCGGCGTCGTACGGCACGACCGGCTGATCGATCTTCAGGACGTCCGATCCGATGAGCCGCATCCTGAAGCGGACGGTTGAGGACGACAGATCGAAGGGCTCCCCGTTGACCTCGATGTTCTCGGTAATCGACGGCGACTGGTTGCCGACATGCCAGACGAGGAGGTTCGGCATCTACGTCACGTCCCAGAAGAAGATCCCGGCGGGATCCCACTGCAGCGTATAGGACGTCGAGACCGTCTGATCCGAGTCCCAGAGCAGGTACCCGTACAGCGGGTCCGTCGTGGACGCGCCCGCCGTATCGATGTAGATGACTCCGACGCGCCACGTCTTCGATGCGGAGAACGACCACGTGACGTCGTTGGCGTCGAAGCGAACCTGGTCGGTCGCGGAGTCGTACGTGACCGTCTTGCCCGCGAGCGTCTCACCACCGGCGTTGTATCCCGTTCCGGCTGACAGTTCGTTCGTCGCGTCGTTGAAGAAGTCGTCCGTGTCGAGGTTCGGCACGTAAGTGCTCGTGTGGAGCGATAGCTTCACCGTGCCATTTAGAAGATCGACCGTCGCGCCGAGCTGCTCGATCACCTTCTCCTGGGTGAGACCGTAGAGCTTAACCGAGATGGCCATCGGCTACCCGTCCTTCCTCTCGCTTAGGGAGACGAGCTTGTAGGGCTGCTCCTGGCGATGGAGTGCGAGCTGGGCGCGCTCACGTCCTGCGAGAAGCTTGGTCTGGGGAGTGAGCAGCCCCTTGGATTCGAGATCAGCGCGATGCGCCTCCTCCTGGTTCTCCAAGTCGCCCAACTCGTCCTGGTCGAGGCGATACAGGGCGTTGATCTCCTCGCGCTCCAGCAGGATGCTCTTGGCCTGTTCCTTCGATTCGGCCTCGATGGTCCCGCGACGGAAGTGACCGGAGTCGTCCTGCGCCTCCAGCCTGAACTCGAACACCTTCATTCCTACCCTCCTCCTATCCGACTGATGGACTAGGACTGTCGAACATTCCAGCGCCTGGACTTCCGGACGCGTGGCCGCCAGTCGGACTCGGTTGGTCGAAGTGGTCAACGATCTTAACCATCGTCGGCTCACCCGGCTCGACTCCCCCGACAAGAACTCCGCCGGGACTAACGAGAACACGAGCAGTCGGTCCAACTCCTGCGATAACTCCGCCACCGACTCCTAGGACCTGGAGGGCCGCGGCGGGCTGCCCTCCGACGAGCACGCCTCCCGCGCT